TCTAGTAACTGTCTTAACGCACCAGTTGCTGCTTTAGATAATCCACCAATCATATGAATAAGGCCAAAGCCATAAAAGCCTAAGCCTGGGAGAAACTTATAATGAACAAAATGTTGTATTCTTTTTTTAGTTGGATCATCAGGTTTAAAATTTCTATATATAGATAAAATAGTCATACTATCTTGATCCATAGTCACAACGTAAGGAATTTTAACTCCATCTTCACTTTCATATCCTGGTAAATCTAAATCAACATGCATTTCTACAAAATTATATAGCTCTTGATATTTTTGAGGAGTTACTCCTTCAAGTTCTTGATATTTTTTTCTTGCTCTATCTTCACTAAAAAAAGGTTCTGGTAATTCTACGTCTCTGTAAAACCCTGAAGCTTGTCTTTTTTTAATTTGATTTTTAGTTACTCTTTGTACTTCTGAAATTCTTTCTGCTTCATAAAGATCAGATGCATTATAAGGAACAACTAAATCTTCTGCATGAATAAAAGTAGCTTTACATCTTTGAGCTGCTGGATCGTAATAAACTTTTTTAAAAGTAGAACCTGCTAAAGGTAAAAAAAATAACATTTGATCCATCTCAGGAGTGTACTCTTCCATTACATCCGTAATTTGATAGTTCATATAATCTTTTACACGATTAGCTTGTTTTATAGTCTCGGCGGTTTCTTTACCCACCACTTGACATCTTACTGGTCCTTCAGATGGTAAAAGTTCTTTAAAAGCTTGAGCTTGAAATTGTGTAGCTGCTTCAGCTAACAATGGATGAGTTACACCCGATGCTCCAATAAAAGGTCTAGTTACATCTTGATATTTAAAACCAAGAAGATCTAATCCTTTTGTATAAGTTTCAATGTAAGATTTTCTTGCTAATGAATCATCTTTAAAATCTGCTAAAAGTTTAGATGCAAGAGGTTTTAAATCTTGATCGCTTAAAAATTCTGCTAAGTTTGCATAGAGATCTTCTTGAGGTAATTCAGGAGCTGGTTCACCAGATAAAACATTACCAGCTTCATCTTCAATTACATCAATGTCCTCATTAAGAGAACCTGTAGGAGTTTCTACTTCTAAATCTTCTTGTTCTTCTACTTCTACTAAGTTTTTTGGATCTGCCATTATTTTTTACCCCACTTAGTAATTCCCCAACCTTTTTTAGGTTTAATAGGTTTAGGTTTTAAAACTTTACCTTTATATGTTGGCTTAGGACGTATAACTGTTGCATATCCTCCTTTACCAAAACCACTCAATCGCTTAGCCACCTTTCTGAGTTGAGGAACAGCTCGTGCTGTTCTTGCACTCATCATAGGTTTAGTTTTACCTTTCATTTGTGCTTGCTGCAAGTGTAATTTAGCTAAGTTTTTCATAATTAAAATATAGGAGCAAAATACTCTCTTTTTGGCTGTATTGCAACTAAACCACCTGTTTTATAAGTTCTCATTTTTTTCTTTGATAACTGTTTAGCTGCACCAGGCGGTATTTCTAAAGTATAGCCCCAAAAAGCTTCTTTGTCTGATTTAGGTCCAGCGGTAATGTCTTTGGCTACAAATTCTTTTTCAAAATCAACAGTGCCTCTTTTACCAGCTCCAGCATTTTTTTTATCTAATATATAGTCTCTGTTAGCTTTTGTTTTAAAAGAAGCAATAAGTTCTCCATCTTGATCTAGAATCTGATAAGGACGATTTGCAGTCGAAGGCTCATTAAACATTTTTGTTCGTTTAACATTTAAAGTTATTCCATGATCAGCTTTTATTTGTTTAGCTATTTTTTCTAAAGTTGCAGGGTAAACTGCAAGAGCTGATTTTTTTTTACCTGGAGGAGGTAACGCTGTTTGATCCATACCTTTTACCTTTGTTCCTTTGTTATCTCCATAATATAAGTAATGTCCTTTATCTTTTGTGTGGTGAGTATTTTTTGCTACTGGAACAATACTTACACCTGCTTTACCTGATCTAATAGCATCATCAACCATTGTTTTAAGAGCAAGTTCATAATAACTTTTCATGTAAGGAAAAAAATCTGGATTTTTATTTGTGTCTTTTCTAACTATGTCACTTACTTTTTTTATAGCAGCTTCATCCATTAATTCTGATCTTACAAAATACTTTCGTAAAAAAGATTTATCATTATCTAATTTTTGTAATTGTTTTACCTCAGCATCTGACAATGATCTTTTTTTACTTGCATTTAGTAAAGGTGCCTGAGCATCATTTAGTTCTGTCATCTTTCTTTTTATGATTGCTTCTATTAAACTTTTACCATAAGGACTATCCATAGCTGCTCTCATTTCTTTTTTGCCTTTATCCCAAAACTTTTGTAGAGTATCTGATTGAATTTCTTCAATCGCGTATACTGGCTGTCCTTTGTCATTGTATCTTGTTTTATATCTTATATGAACTGTAGGATTAGGTTCTTTAAAATGAGAAGAAAAAACTTTTTTTCCTTTCTCACTATTAAATGGAATAGCTTCATCAAGATAAATTACTTTTTCTTGATAATCATATCCTCCTTTAGTTGTAACACTATCGTGCTGTGTCTTACCTTTAAAACCTCGTTTTTTCTGAGCACTTATATAAGGTTTTAATTTTTGAATGTTACTTATATAACCTCTTAAAATTTGTTGAGCACCATCTGGTAAAGTAGGTAGAGCCGTAGTTAATATCTCTAAATCATCTCCCCAACCTGTTATTTCCGCTTGTCTACTTGGAGAAGCACTAGCTTTATTAGTTAATCCACTTTCTAATTGTTTGATTTTTTCTTGCAGTTTATTTAACTGGCCTCTTTGAGCTGTGTTAGTTGTTTTAAATATTTGTTCTTCAAGCATCATTTTAAGACTATTACCCATTCTGTCGGTAGAAGCGTATAAATCATAAAAGTCATCACCTAGTGGTACCACACCCCCTCCATATGTATTTATTTTTAGCCTTGAAGCAGGAGCATTTTTAAGCATCTTAAGAATATCTTGTTTATTAAATCCTATATTTTTAAATTCTTTTGGCAGATTTGCTAATGCACCACCAATAGGTTTAAAGTTTTCATCTAGTTTAAGAATCCCTGCATCAAATATTTCTTCTCTAGATACTTTACCAGTTTTAATTAAATTAATTATTCTATTAGTTATTTGCGTAGGGTTCATGTTTTTAAAGTTTTCTGCAGCAATAACATCGTAGGCTCGTGAACCTGTAAACTCACTTACATTTTGTTGAGATCCTTGTCTAATTGGATTTTTACTTTCACCATAATTAAATTTTTCACCTATTTTAGTTGGTAGATTGCCTTGGGCGAATATCTTCTCTGATCGTTCTTGTTCTTCAAGTAATGCTTTTTTCTGAGCACGATAATTACCAATTTTGGTCATAGTATTGGTAGACCCATAAGAAGCATCTAACTCCCTCATTAAAAATGGATTAGGTACAACAGTATTTCTAAATTCTTCTAAATTAGTATTAATCATTCGTTCGGTTCCACTTAATCTGTTTTCTGGTAATCCTCTTAGCCATTGAATATAAGGCCGTATCTGTTCACCTGGTAAAGTCCTCATTTCAAAATCTGAAAGCCTATTTTGAGTACCTGTCTGAATACCAGGGTTATCTAACTGTTGTTTTCTAAATCTAGATGTTAAATTTCTATATCCTTCCATAATACCTTTTCTATACATGTATCCCAGTCCAACACCTGCTCCTCCACCTAGCCACCACGGTAAAGATCCAGCCGACATAACAGGAATTCCAATACCATGAGTAATAGTTCCTCCAACATCTCCTTCTTCAATAGCTTGTTTAAATCCTTCGATTTCTTTATTAGTGTAATCCATTGCTCTTGCTTCTCCCCATACCGGAAGAAGATCTTTCGAGATTTCATTTAATAGATTTATGGACTGCGGACCCAGGTTCTTTAATGCTTGTATTTCTCTGTCCGTTAAAGATCTTTGTAATATTGCTCCTGGAGGAGGAAGATCACTTAATGTAACTGGTTTTTGTTTTACTTCAGTTTCAGTTATAACTACTTCATCATCATCAGGTATTTTAGGTAATTGATCAATCATTAATAACCTCTTTTAGCTAACTTAGGTTTTACCATAAGACCGCCTTTATAATGTTTTTTAATTCCTCTTTTAGTCATCTCTTTAGAAACTTCCGCAGCTTTATGTTTAGCAGCGCTTTTTTTAAGAAGAGATATGTCTTTTGCCAACTCTTTTTGAACACGTCCCATTCTTTGAAAAAGCATTGCTTTATCTCTTTTTGCTACTGGTTTTTTTAATTCATTTTTTATCCAAGCCCTATTTTGTTTATACATAGCATTAAGATGAGCTCTTAATCCTGTAATACCAGTCATTACTTTATCTGCTTTAGAAGCACTTCCTTCTTTAACTGCTTTGACAACCTCTTTATACATAGGGGCATTTTTAATATATTTTTTAAAAACATATTTTATTCCAGGTCTCAATAGACCACCTATTAATTTTTTCCTAACAATCATTTTGAAAAATACTTCCTTCGCTCTCTGGTTCTATAATTTCTTAACCAATCTCCATGAGCTGTTTTAGCTTTTTTAATAATTCCTACTATTTCTTTTTTAGAAACTCCTTGATTACTTAAACGATTGGCTCTTTCTATAATATTGTTTCTAACATAATTTCTATCCACTCCTCCCGACATTCCTTTTAATTGTAAAACAGTAGATTTAAAAAATTGATCTTTGGTATAAGGTTTTTTAGGAGGAACAATAGTTTCTCTTTTTTTAGGTCTTTGCATCATTAGAAACCTCGCTTTGCTAGTCTAGGTTTTATAAGTAAACCACCTTTACTTACCCACACACCTTTTTTTTCTTGTCTATGGTGCTCTAAATCTTTTTCCATATCTTTTTTCCATTGTTTTCTTTTTCGTCTCTTTTCCATTTCTTCTCTAAATTCAAAATAATACTCTTCCTCACTTTTACGAGGTCCTTTTCCTCTTCCACCTTGTGTAAGACCACCTTTAGCTTTTCTACCAACTTTTTCTTTCATAAATTTTTTTACAGATCTACCAATAGATTTTTGTATTTCTCTTCTTTCAAGTTTAGTAATCATAGGCACTTGCATACTTTTAGTTTTATCTCCTTGATATCCTTTTCCAACAAAACTAATAGTAGGTGCTTTAGACCCAGCTGGCTTCTTTTCTTTCTTAGCTAGTTTAGCAGCTCGTCCTTGAAACTTAACACTTCTGATTGATTTTTTAATAGCTTCTTTGCTATAAGGAATAACTCCTTCGCTTTCGTAACCAGCCCTTGTTTTAGTTTTACCTTTATAAGCGTCATGTTGCTTTTTACTTCTCTTATGGGCTCGATAACCTCTACGAAAAGCTTCTTTAGCCGTCTTAAAAATTAATTTAGAAATTTCTTTTTTAATTGGATCCATTAGTAATATTTAGGCCTCTCTCCCCTTTTGCCTTTAGGCTCTTCCTGTTCATCGGAAAATAATTGTACAAAATTTCCCTTTCTATACCTTAGCACAGCTTGGGTGGTGCTGTCCACGTAGTCATCATTCTCACCAAACGGAAACGCAGCACATTCCTCAATAACCTCTTCAGCCCACCTTTCTCCTTCAGGATAAAACACTTGTCCTGATTCAAATATAGGAGCACAGGCGTGAACTCGTGCGTGTTTATCTTTTCCTTTTACAGGGACAAATTCTACTACTGGAACACCCATTTTTCTCATTTCTTGGATCAGGGGTTCTCCTGTAGCCTTCTTCTCCACGATCACCGTTTCTGGGTCCCAGTACCGATATTGATCAAAAGCTATCATCTTAAGTTCTGGAAAATCATATCTTCCTCTTAAAGCATCTAATAATATTATAGCAGGTTTATAATCTTCAAATGGAGTAAATACTCCCCATGTAGTTATAGCAGAATAGTCTGCAGTTTCTTTTTTAGAAAAAGCTGTGTCATAACTTTGAATGACATGTTTCAATTCTGGTAATCCTTTTCCTTCCCATACTTGCCACCACTCACGTTTAAGAATTGCTCCTTCTTCTGCAGTAGGATTTTGCATATACTGCGCATTCCATTTTGAAATTGGTATAGACGCTTTTGTTCCAAGTAGGGACTCCAAATTCCAGTATTCAGGCCATACGGGTTTATCATTCGGCATGATCGCAGGAAATTCAATTACCTCCCATTGATCAGCACCTGGGTTCCGCTGTTCGCGAATTAACTTCCCTGTTAAATCATTTTGAGCCCAACGTGTCATTACTAAGACTATGGAACCACCAGGCTGTAATCTTTGACGGGGGCCAGATGTATACCACTCAAAAGTCTTTTCTAAAGATTCCTTTGAAGTAACAGTTTGTTCGGTATGTGGGTCATCAATAATTAGTACATCAGCACCACGTCCCGTGATGGAACCACCTACACCAGCAGCATAGTACTCCCCTCCTTGATTCGTCTCCCAACGTCCAGCAGCCTTGGAATCCTGTGAAAGAGTTACATTCTGAAAAACTTTTTTAT